CATACAACTGCATAATCGTTTTATTATTGTTCGCTCTGTTCACATTTTTGTGTCCTTTGAACCGAATCGGTCTCTTAACTCCAGTTACTGAAGCTTGAAGCATTGAAGCTAATCAACCTTTGGCTGAGATTTGTCAAACTATAGAGCATAGTTTGAACTAACTGGTATCTTGATCTCTCTCTCTCTTTGATGACGATGTATTGTGAAATCTGTATGATCCGCTGTGAAAGTCAGCAACCGTGGTTGGACCACTTAGCCGGCAAAAAGCACCGTGCTAATCTCTTCCGTATGAAAACTGAAGAGAAGTTGCATTCTGAACGCGATCACGCAGAGGAAATGTTCATTGTTCACGACGAAGTAGGCTTTCGTAGCCTGTTCGCCGAAGAGGAACCAGAGCTTGTCAAGTTGGAAGAAACTGCACAATTGTTGCAGCAACTGAAAGGACACGTCTCTCAGGCTCAATGCCGGCTCAACTATGTTGGTGCTGCTGCAATACTCCTGGTGGCGTTTGTCATCTCTTCCACTTGGTGGCTCTTAGGTGTGAGAGCTGAGTCCGGGGTGGAATCCCCTGGTGCTTGGAATTCATTGTGGTGGATTGTCCTCTACTTAATTGTAGGATGGCAGCTTGGAAAGGCTGTCTCTTGGATTAAAACCTCAGTGGAAAGAATTGTCGAGAATTTTAACCAACGTGTCATATCTATCGAAAGGTCGGTGGCTAATGTTGGTGTCAATATTGAACAGCAGGTACAAAATGCCGGCATTCAGATACAACTCTCCGTAGAGCAGAAAGTAGCGGAGGTGGAGGCGAAAGTCTCTGCCTTTGTGGCTCCTGCTGTCTCCTCAGCAAAAACTGGGGTGAGCATTGCAACTATGGTTGCTTTGGTCGGTGCAGTATATTATCTATGTCGTTCATTGTTTGTTCGGCACGCTGAAAAGAAGGAAAGCCTTGAAAAGCTTACTTCAAGTAAGGTGTTTAAACTGTTTGATTGTTTGGCATTAACAGTCATTGTCCCTATGATGCTTTACAATGGTCTATCCTTCGCATATGATATGTGGAGACAGGCAAAACTAATTTCACAGATGGCTTCGTCGGCTTGTTCTGGGGTTTCGATCCTCAGTTCTTTGTTTGGCGGCTCTGAAGTGGCACCTGTTTTGGAAATGGATCATGTAAAGTTTGTGCAAGCGAGTGTTGAGAAATTAACTCAAACCATTGATAGTAAGCTTGAGGAACGAAAGCAGGGTAAGGAAGAGGACTCAAAATCCTATTCTGAATCTCTCCCTCTTGTAGCTGAAATTGATATGGAAACACCTGCGGTAAAAGTGAAACCTTTTATGGTAGAGTTGCAGCGTCAAGCTGCTCTTTTGCCCAAACCGTTGAACTCCGCTAGTGCTCCTCGCCTGCCTGGTGATACGCGTGGCTTGGGCTTTGCACCCGCAAGTGCAGTGCCTGAACCTGTTGTGCCTCCTACGGCATTTGATGCGCTCCGTGAATATTGGAATCAGACAGAAGATCTGGTCCATCTGAATGCATTGAAGAAGCAATGCACTGAACGTCCATGGCTACTACCAGTGGTCATGATATGTTTGTTCGCGGTTCTGTTATTGGTTGTCAAAGTACTCCATAAAACGGAACGCAAAAGCCGAAAGAAGGAAAAGTCTAAAGCTAAAGCAGAGAAGGCTGAAGCCAAGACACAGCAACCGAAGAAAAATGCTTCGGGGAAAAAGAAAGCGAAAGCTGCCCCTCCTGTAGTAACCTTTAAAAAGGAAGCGAAAGATGGTTGCTGTCACATCACAGTTGGCAAGCACAAATGTCCTTGGTTTCTGAACGGGACACCGATAGGTGTTTCTGCGAAGAAGTCATGCAACATCCACTGCGGTGGTTTAAAATGTATGCATTGGGCTGAGTGTGAGCCAAAAGAGCATCCTGCTCTGACCCCCATGCCAGCAAAGCCTGAAGCGAAAGCTGAAGCTAAAGCTGAGTGTGTGCATCAACCTAATCAGGTGACATGCAAAAAGTGTGGTTGGAAGTATGAAGGTGAGAAGAGTAAACAACGTCGCAAAACCAAAAGGACTAATACGGTAGGTCGTGGAGCGAAAGCCCATAACTCGTATCAGAAACCTGGTGACAACGACAACAACTCTATTTGGACACGTGACAATGGTGGAAACCTAGTCAAGACCAAACGGGACGACAATTTTGTTGTACCCTCTCATCTCCCGCATGCGGGATTGCTCAATGACTTCATGCATGGAACTAACGAGTCCGCTCAATTGGAGTCTGCTAAGAAATTGGTAGACGCAGTGAGTAAGGTAAAGAAGAACCTTAACAAGAA